TGTCGTCGGTTTCCCGATAGCCGGGGTTGGCCGTGACGGCAGCGCCGGCACCTGCCCAGTGCAGCATTTCCGGAACCTGGATGATGCGGAAAGCATCGATCGTGCCGATCTCGCCGTTCAGCACCGTGCCAGCGTCAGCGTAATGCTGGATCGCAATGAAGGCCGGGTTGTCGAACAGGTCCTTCATGCCCTTCAGCAGCGGAACCAGCTCCGAGCCGACGAACATGATACGAGCACCAGGAATGGTCTTGGTGTCGTTCAGACGCGAGCCAGTGATGACCTTGGTCTGCTTCGGCGTGCGGTTGTCGGTCAGGATCTGATCGAGGCGCATCAGGTTCTTGTAGCTGACCACCGACGGGGTCGGGCCTTCACCCGTGATCTCGTCGTTGTCAGCAGCAGCACCTGCGAACAGGATGGTGCCAGCGGCCGCCAGCAGATCCTTCTGCAGCACAGCTTCGGTCAGCTGCACGGCACCGGTCATCAGCTCACGCGACAGATGGTCCATCAGCATGTCGTCCGAATCGAAGTCGATCGATTCCTGGGTAAATTCGGTGAAGAAACCGAACTTGTGGATCGAACCTTCGCGCTGCAGACGGGTGAAGCCGACACGGTTCACACGGCCACCGTTCTCGCCCAGAGTCGGCAGCTTCGAGGTGATCGAGCCGACGTCCTTGCTGGAGCCATAGAGGTTGCCGTTGACGATGGTGGCACCGGCAGCGTTGATGCCCTGGTCGTTGACGTTGCGGTCATCGAGCAGCGGCACGTATTCGAAGACCTTGATGGTCTTGCCCATGTGCTTGGGCATGTTGGTGACGGAAGCGAGCGGCATGAAAAACTGCTCCTTCCGGCTTTCGATGATCGACTTCTTCAGCCAGAAGAAGGTGTTCATCTGGTCCGAGCCAGTACCGTCGATCGACGACTTCTGGCCCTCAGCGGGTGCGTTGTAGTTCAACATCTTGTTTTTGGTCCCTGGAGACGATCAGAGGCGATCTTTGAATGTGTTCAGGAAGTCGTCGTCCGACATGGACAAGGGGTTCACGACAACCTGGGCTACCTTGGCAGCACCACGGCCCGGAGCGGCGGCACTGGCCTTGTCCCCGTTCGCAACCTTGGGCTTGGGAGTGACCACCTTTTCAGCCACCTTTTGACGTTCCGGCTTGCCGGATTGGTCGGAAGGATTGGCGTTCTTGTAGAGGTCCTCGCCCACAGCCTTATAGGCTTCGATAAAGGGGGCGTTCGCTGGGATCTGTCCGAGCACCTTGCGTCGGTCCATCTCGGCAACGATGGTGTCGTAGACACCGTCTTCGCGCTGTTGATGGATTACCGACATGATGTCGGGAGACTTCCACAGCATCTCTTTGCTGGCTTGATCCCAGGTCGAGTTGATCAGCTGAACCGTGGCTGCACCGGACTCAGAGGAAGCGACGTCCTCCAGAGTTTCCCGAAACCGCGCTTCTTCGTCGGTGACCTTGTGATTGCCTTCAGAGTATGAGGGCTCGACGCTGTTATCGATATCCATTGGATCGATACCAGCATCCTTCACGAGCTTCTTGATCGCGTCGGGGTTCTTGTTCACCAGGTCAATGGCGAACGAGAGCTTGCCCTCGTCGAGAAGGTTGTGGTTCTGCAGCATCATTAGCACTTTGCGGTGCGGCTGTATATCCTGCATTTTCTTCGTGTAGTTCGCACCCATCTGCATGAGCTGGATAGCCTCTTCAGGCGTCTTCAGTTCGATGGTGCGACCGTTAGCCTTGAACGGCGTCATGATCTGCTCATAGAAAGCCTGGTAGTTCGGACCCTGACCTTCGGTCTGCTTGGGTTCGGCTTTCTTCTCCCCGCCCTTGTCGTCACCTACGGCTGCTTTGACGGCTCCGCCGTCCGCGCCTTCGGTGCCGCCAGATGCGGGAACAGGGTCTTTGTTTTCGGGAGACTTGTCTCCCTCGCCATCTTCGCCCTCAGTTTCGGCGGCCGCCCCAGTTTCGCTGTCCGAGGTTCCGTCCGTTTCCGTCTCGGCGGTCGTTTGACCGTCGGCGTTTTGGTCGGCGGGATCCTCGTTTCCCTGCTGCTGACCTTCGGCATTCTCAGCGGGATCGGCGGCAGGTGCCTGCTCCGAGGGAGCAGACACAGGCGGGGTCATGTTCAGGAACTCCTCGTCGGACATTCCCAGCGGGTTGGTGGCCAGACCGGGCATCAGTTGAGGCCCTCCTCGGCACGGGCTTCGGCCAGGGCAGCATCGACCTCAGGCATGCTGCGTTCAGCATGAGCGCCCATCTGGACGGTGACCGAGAGGAAGCGCTTCAGGTGGCCGGAGGCTTGAGCCATGGCGAGCGCATCAGCACGTTCTTCCTTGCCCATCGCCGGATCGGCAGAGGTGTGAACATAGCGAGCTGCTTCGCGCATGCAGAACTCGTCGAGGATCAGCTTCTTGAAGTCGGGATTGTTCGAAAGGCGCAGGGCCATGTTACGGCGATCGAGCAGGGTCTGCTGGTTTTCGCGGTAAGCTTCGAGTTCGGTGACGTCGGTCATTGGTCGGTTCCGTTTTTTCTGGGTTATCGTTGAGGAGAGGTATTCAGGGTGCCTCAGGCACCCCCGAGCGTGATCTCCTGGTCACGCACGTCGGTAAGAGCGTTGAAGCCCACAGCGGCCTCGATGTCGGGATCCTTCTCTTCAACTTTCCGAGGCGTGGTCAGCGCCTTGGTCACCTGAAGATCCTGGTTCGCCCGGCCTTGGGCCTGGGTCTGCTGAAGGTTGCGAGCATGGGTCACGCCGCTTTCCTGCTCCACGAAGTCGAGGTCGGCCTTGTCCTTCTCGCTTGCCTTCTTCGCAGCATTGGCCAGGTGTTCCTGGGTCTTCGCCTTGATCTGCTCGATCTCGGCCTGCAGCTTGGCAATCTCCAGCTGCTGGATCTGCTGCTGCAAAGGATCGGGCTCAGGCTTGAAGCGCATGATCCGGTCAGCCAGTTCGGGCATTTTCTTGAGGCGGGCGATCTCGGCGAGGATCATCTGCGTCATGGCGAAGTCCATGTTCGGACCCATGGTCTGCAGCATGAAAGCCAGATCTTTGGCCTGCTGGTCCTCGACTTCAGCGGTCGAGATGTCGACCTTGTAATCGAACTCGCCCTTGAGGTCCTCACGACGGATCGTGACGAACTCCTCGTTGGTCACTCGGACCACTTCCTCGTCGGAGAGGAAGACAGCGTTCATCATCACGATCTTGCGTGCGATCTCAGCCATTCCGTATGCCAGCCGGCGAAGGATGGCCATCTCACGCTTCGAGGCAGCATCGAGCACACCACGAATGCCGGCAGCTACGTCGCCATAAGCGTCACCGGACATACCACCAGCAAAGCTCTTAACCCCGGTCAGGGCTTCAGCTTCCTGGTTCTGCATGCCCAGCATCATCATCGCCGACTGCGGAAACTCGGGATATTTGTGGGTGATGTGCCCATTGGCTGTGCTGAGGTTCGGGTTGAACTCATAGTCGTCCCCGTTCTCGAACCGCTTACGGTTCACAGGGTCCAACATGCCTTTGGCAAAGCCTTGCTGGCTGTTTGCCGATCGACCCAGAAGGTCGATCATGCCTCGGGTGACGGCACCAAGGATACGCTGATTGTCGGCCAGAAGCTCTGCATCGGGCTCACCGTAGAGCTCACGCTTGATCGGCAGATACGGGATTACCACCAGAGGCAGCTTACCGTCGGGGAAGGGGTTCTCTTCCATCCGGATGATCGTGTCACCGATCCAGGTGCAAACGATGGGAACCAGCTCGCCTGTGCCACGGATGTCGTGGAAGCCCCAGTATTCGTAGGCCACGATCTTACGACGAAGGATGTCGTTGACCACGAGGCCGTTGGGGCTCTTGCTGTCGATGTCCGGGTTGGTTGCCGGAGCAGCGCTCTCCCAGTTGATCTTGTCGAGATTCTTGTAGCGGCCCTTGTCCTTGAGCAGCTCAGCTTTGCTGGTCTCAATCAGGAAGATGCAGAACGTCGCCTTCTCCAGATCACCATCGCAAGTGGGATCGATCATGACGTTCTTCGGGTTGAACACCTTCAGATCGGGGCGGTTCTCCAGAACCTTTTCGACCTTGACCTTCTGCGTGCTGGTGACCTGTGCGGTGACAGCCTGACCGGTCTCTTCGTAATGGGCGACCGCTTCCTTCATCTCAGGCGTTGCCTGCTCGTTGAAGGTGCGGGGATCGGCCTTGCTCAGCTCGACAGCCTGCTGAAGGGCTTGCAGCTCTTCCTGGGTCTCGACGGTATAGAAGCTGAATACCGGAGCGTCTTCTTCGACCTCAACGGTTGTGCGGACCCAACCGGTTCGGACAATGGCAGTGCCTTCGTCGACGTCGGAACGAACCAGGTCATCCACGAACTTGATCTTGTTGATCTTCGTCCGGAACTGGTAGTTGATCATGATCTCGTTTTGTCGGGCGGACTTGGTGTCCTCGGCACTGACAGGCGAGATCTTGAAGAGCTTGTCGGAGCTGACGAAAGGCTCGGTCAGAGCCGAATAGCGCCACTCTGCCTGGCGGCGAACCAGTTTGGGCTGGACCTGCGATCGACCTTTGCGAGCAGCTGGCTTCTCTTTGCCCGTGACATTCATCAGGGCCTGCCAGGCAGCGATCTTGGTCATCTGAGCATCATGGCTCTGCTTGGCCACCTGAAGATCGTTCTTCAGATCCTGCAGCACGGGCTCTTTGGCCCAGCTCGTCATGTTGGCGGTCAGACCCGGATCGATACGGGGCTGGACAGTTTCGTCCTGCATTCTCGTGTCCTCATCCCGCTTCTTTGTCGGCGGTTCTGAAGTGAAAAAGTGAGAGGCTCCGGTTAGTCCGGAGTCCCCCCAATCAGTTGTCGGTCGGCCCGGATTTGGTCTGCGAGGCCAACGATTTGCTGGTCACGCTGTTCAAGAGTTGATCGGAGCTCGCCAACCAGGAGTCGGCCCTCTTCAAGAGATCGGTCGAGTTCGGCTGCATGGCTCGCAAGGTGTGCGAGCTCAGGGGCTCCACCGTCGGACAGACGTTGGTAAACCGAGGCTCTTTCGGAATGCTGCTGCAGGCGTTGAGCAAAATCACCACGTAGAGCAACAATAGCGCCAGCAAAGCGGATCTCGGAGTCGGCCAGTTTGTCGGCGACTTCTCGGCTTTCCTGCCGGTGAACCTGTTCGGAATCTGCAATCTCTTTCTCCAGCCTGGCCACTTCTGCGGCTTCTTCCAGCTTGGCTTCGTCCCAGAGTTTCTGGATCTCGGCTTTGCCTTGGCTTTGTCCTGAACTGTAGACCCAGTATACTCCTCCGGCCAGAGCCAGGAGGGGCAACAGCACCTTCAGCGTGTTGATGAGCCCTATTCTACCAATCATTTCTCAAAGTCCAATCAAAATTAGAGGACGGGAGCAACATCCCGGAAGGACATGACGGTGAACAGCACCCGCTTGAGGTCATCGAGATCACCGTTGTTGCTGATCCAGATCATCTCATCAGGATCGAAACCGATGTTGAAGCTCTCTGCGCTTTCCAGAGGCATGCCTCGATCGGAGGCATCCACCCACAAGATGTGATCGAACAGGTGTTTGCTGGCCTCGTACTCGTGGTAACAGCGCATGCCCACGTACATGTCGGAGCCTTCGAGGATCTCCCGGCACAAACGCCCCTTGTCGGGGGTGTTATAGGCGGAGATCTGACGATGCCACTCGCCTCGGTGGTTCACCCGATCGGCATAGCATTCGTCGAAGTCCTGGTAGGTCGGCAGGTTCGGTGATCCGTTGAAGTGCTCGAACATGATCTGCTTACCGGCGAACATGGAGGAGCTCTCGAAGGTCAGGCCGTAATGCTGCATCAGCAGCTCGGCGACAGTGTCCTTGCCATGTCGTCCATGGCCAAGGACCAAGATCTTTGGTCGGTTCATTTTCTGGGTTTCCCTTTGGTCGGAGGGGGTTGCAGGAGCTTTCACGATCCAGCGTCGATGCACGTACATCGAGCTGGTGATGCCTAGGCAACCAGCGAAAGCGTATACGATTTGTGGGAGCCAGGACAAGTCCTTGAGCAGTGCTCCCCACAGATTTGCCTGGCTGATGCCGATCAGAAACGATGTGCTGGCTGCCCAGCCATAGTTCCCGTGGTTGACGTTCCGGGACTGGAATCCCAGGGCGAAGACGCTGGCAAAGCCTGCGAGGAAAATGAGGAGCAGGTTCATGCAGCCAGCTCCATCAGTTCGCGGGAATAGTGCAGCGTCTGGGGCATGGCACCACCACAGTGGTAGGTGTTGCCGAGCAGCTCATAGGCCGAGTTGAAAGCACGATCGGCAGCCCAGGCGTTGTTCTTCGCCAGTGTCGGGTGCTGGTAGACCATCATTCCCCGGAGCTCCTTGCCCTGGGTCAGGATGGTGTTCTTGTGGTGCAAGTGTCCGGTGTGGCAGATCCGGTAGCGGGCCTGTCCCCACATCTCGGCGAAGTCGGCAGCGAAAATGCCGGGCAGAGCTTCCATCTTGGCCTTGTCGCCATGGTGGGAGCAGATCATCGTCTTGCCGAAGAGCATCGCCCAGTAGGGCCGGATCGAGGGATCAACCGTCACCCGAGGTTCGTTCTTGAAGATCCGGGTCAACAGCTTCCGCATCCAGTAAGCGGAGAGGGGATCATGGTTCCCCGGCTTGATGACCAGCGTGACATGCCGGTAACGCTTCAGGGCATGGAGCACTGCCTGCTCGATCACGGATTCCCCGACATCAGCGATCTGGGGGAAGCGGCCGCAGACATCGAGCAAATGCTTGCTGGCAGGCGTCAGAGGTGAATACCCGTCGGTGTCGAGGAAATCGCCCAGGATGTTGAGCACGAGGTTCTCGGCGTCAGGCATGTTGTCCATGAGCCAGGTTGCCCCACCAAGGAGCTGATCGTGGGCAATGTCGAGGTCCCAGTTCGGTCCACCGGTCTCGGGAGCCCAGGCATAGGCACCGACATGGCCATCAGCGATCGTCACCTGGTTGAGCAGCTGAGCAGGCCCGAACTGTTTGGGAGCTTTGATGGGATCGATCGGCTTCACGCCATCGACCCTGGACATGATCAGGTCTTCGATATGCTGCCATTCGTCGGGATGTTGGCGTTCCCAGGTCCGCTCGATCTCCCCGTATTTGTTTCGGGCAATGGTGACCTTGCCCATGACATTGCCGGGAGCAACACCGTTGTCGAAGTGACCGGGGGCATTGCCCATACGGGTGGCAGCAGTCAGCCGGCGAGATACGTTGCTCGGGTGCAAGCCCATGGCTTTGGCGGTCTTGCGAACATTCTGGTCGTTCTGGTGAAACAGCTCGACAGTTCGGCGGAGTTCCGCCTGGTCAAGGATCGATGGCATGTGGTCTGGTCTCTTTGGTCTGGGTTTGGGTAGCTCAGGACTTCGTGATCTGTTCCGACTCCCCCCTGACTTCCTGGTCAGCGAACTCGGCACCGCTACGGGTGATCTTGACCGAGCGACGGACCAGCAGAGCGACGATGCCACCAAGGGCAACGAACAACTGAGCATGGGCAGCCAGGGCCAGATAGAAGCTGTATTTGAGGTTCTCGCTGACCAGGTAGACACCGATCGATGCGAAGGCGGTGAAGATGCCACAGGCACAGATCAGGGCAGCGAATGCCCATGCTCTGCGCCCGTCATGGCTCAAGATCGAGGGGAGCTTCATACGCCCATCCACTTGTGGCGAGCATGAGCGCGAGCGATCTTCAGATCGTACTGGTTCTTCCAGTAGTTCTTGCCATTGTAGCCCTTGGCAAAATCAACGCAGTCCTTGGGATCATCCGAGATCTGCTGGATAGCCTTGGTCAGGCCAAAGCGCTCGATGTACCGGACCAGTGCCTCGTAATGTTCGGTCTCGTCACGCGAGAGGGCGAACACAAAGTCGAGCACCGACGGGTATCCCAGCTTTTTCCACCAGGCACCCATGATCTGGAACTTGCCCCAACTGGCGCACTCAAAGGCTTCCATACCGAACCGGCAGGCAGCATCGGCGACCTTTTCCCAGCTGTCGTTGATCCCGTCTCGATCGATGTCGATCGTGTAGCCACCGGGCTTGGGGTTCGAGAGAAGGGGAATGTGGATCTGCCACCGCTTCCAGCCATAATGACGCTCGTACAGCGCCACGAGCAGACCAGTGCTGTCCCAGCCACCACCAGGGGCTTCGACTTCAGAGACGGCCCGGATCTGCGCCGTGGTGCATTTCAGCCGGGCAGCAAACTTCACGATCGATGCTGTGTTGATGGCATTGGCCCAGCGATACCGGAAGACGTCCAGG